CGACGTCGATGAAATCGGCCTGCCGCTGCTGGCCCTGCTGCACAAAATTGCGGTCACAGGCGATGCGGAAGGTGCATACGCTGATGCCCGCCGGGGTGGTTTTAAGCTCAGGGTCGGCTACGAGCCGCCCCATGATAGCTACAACATTGAGCATTTCAAATAATCCTTTCCGGTTTCAGCCATCCAGCGCTCGTGTCCATATCGGGCCTCAAAAGCGGCCTGTGCCTCTTTTTTGAGCCAGAGGCGGCAGTGGTGGTCAAAGTGGGCGCTGTAACCCGGCTCGTTGTGGTGTCGATGGCAAAGCCAGACCTTGAGCCCGTAATGCTCGGCCATCGGCCGCAGCGGCCCGTTGAGCACATGGTGTTCCTCAAGGCCGCGCACGGTGGAGACGTTGTATTTTGCCCGGCAGATGTAGCACTCCTGCCGGGTCTGCATAATTGACGCGGCCATTACTTCAAAACGAGGCTGCTCAAACAGGGAAGCAGCTCAGGGTCACAATCGTTGATATGCTTCTGAGCAACGATCCAGTAGAGCGCATTGCTCACTTTCTTTGAGCCTTCACGGCGCTGTGTGTTTACCATACGGTTGACCTGATTGCGAGACAAGCCAAGGCCCATCAGCAGTTTCTTCATACGTTTCGTTTTCATCTCGGCACCTCCTGCCATTCCTGCCAGTAGGCCGTGACATTGGGGTCATTTACCCCCATCTCGGCCAGCCGGTCAAAGATCCCGTCAATAAAGGCGGTCATCTGAGCTGTGGAGAAGCTGCTGGAACCCATCGACGCCTTGACGGTGCAGCGGTCGTTGTCCAGCAGTTCTACGATATGTACCAGCCGGTAAGCATTGCGCAGGATAGGCACAGCAGCCACCGGAAGCTCCAGAAAGTCGTATTCGAGGCCGTATTCCTCCAGCATCTCGATATAACAATCCTCCGGCTGGATGCCGCCTGCCCTGCCTGCATTGTAGGCGTCGGCCATGATGGTCAGCAACGCCCACATCATGCGGTTCTGGTTAATGCTGCGGCCCTTGCGCTCCGGTTCAAACGTGACTGTCAGCCGCAGGGGCTTCCCGTGGGCCAGCTCGTCGAGCTTCTGGCAAATTTGTGTTTTCACAAATTCCGCAGAGTTTTCCACGGCAAAGCCCCACCGGGCCGGGTCATATACCACAGGCAGACGCCCGACTATGCTTTTTCGTCCCATAAGACTTTCTTCCCGTCCGAGAGGGCAAACTGCACCATGCTGATATGCCCATCCTCAGTCCGGGCAAACTTGTCCACGGAGATCTTCACGGCAGGGTAGAATTTGCCCTTCTCGCTCTTCATCACCGGCACCTGCTCGGCCTTGAGAGCGATGGGACCAAGCTCCATGACGTCCTCGGCAAAGCCCAGCATAGCCGCTGCGCACAAAAAGCTGGTATTCTCCTGCATCCGGTCAGGGTCGGAGGTGGGCAGGCTCAGCGGCCCGGCGTCCTTGCGGACATACTGGCCGGTAGCAGGGGAGAGCACCTCGATTTGGCATCTCCACCAACTTCCGGAGCGATAGTAGGTGTCCCCCCAGCCCAGTACGCCATAAACACTGTCCAGCATATGCCGGACATCGACCACCCGGGGAAGCACGACGACGCGCACGCCGTCGGCAGATGCCTCAATGCAGCGGGCCACGCACTCCTGCGGCTCGATTTGGCGGGGAGTAGGGCTGCTCACGGGAAAAGTGATGGGCGGAGGCAAAACAGTCCCAGAAGCCTTCTTTGCGCTTGTGGACGGCCCACGCCGACCGCTTGCGGGTTTGGTTGCGGCCATATCCTCATTCCTTTCAGTTTCGAATTTACGCTTCTGCGCTGGCAGCGGCTTTTGTTTACTCACCTGCCGCCATTGGTGTCGCTGTTTACCTCTCCTCCAGCAGTTTCTCGAGGTCCTTCAGAAAGTCCCGGCAGCACGCAGCCTTGACGGCGTCCGTGCCGGGCCAGTTCGAGGAATGGATAGGACCAGCTTTTTCACGGTGGAAAGCCTCCTCGGCCTGATATTTGCCAATGAGCTGGCACACCTTATCACGCATGGCTTCTTTCATGGTAGACCTCCCTAGTACGTTCCAAATTCCTGATCCAGCAGTGTATCGAGCCGGATGCGCTTGCCACGGCCATCACCGGCCCCGTTGTTGTTCCAGCCGTCAGGGTAGCGCCTGCAGACGTCGCGCTTGGGTACGCCCATATATCCAGATACCTGATCTACCGTGAGCCGGAGGCAGCCGGTCTTACTGAAGATGGCCTTGTAGGCCTCATGCCACGCTTCGCTTCTAGTCGTTTTTGCCATGTAACCACAACTCCTTCTGACGGCGTTCAAATTCTACCTGCTGGCCGTAGCTGCGTCCTGCAGCATCTGCTCGGATACAGACATCGTGGAGGCTATTGCCTTGCGGCAGGGCCTGCTTTTTCTTTTCCTCATACTGAGCCTTGAGCTTCTTGTTGTGCTCCTCGGCCTGTGTCTTGCGCACGGCGCTCAGGCATTCCGGGCAGTATTTGCGGCCCCGAGCTAAGTTGGCCGAGCCGCAGAGGGCGCAGTGATGTTCTTTTGCGGGTGTGCTCATCAGTGTGCCGTCCTTTCC